GTGGATATGTATATATTGCTTTAGAGAATGGGTGTTCTATATCTAGTGCTTTTGGGCAAGATGTTGAATATATAATAACTGATTTTGAAACAGGAGAAGAATTTTTTCTAGAAACTATGGAAGAAGCAATAAACAAATTAGAAACATTATGAAAGAATATTACGTTACAAGAACAATAAGCCTAAGTCAATCGCCTGGAGTTTTACATATAGAAGCAGAGGTAGATGATTGGCAAGATGCAGCAAGAACTATTTATTTAGAATGGAATGCTGAAGCTATGTTAGATGATATTCCTGCTTTGTATGAGTTTGCAACAAAAGCAAAAGAGGCTTGGGAAAAAGCAAGAGAACAAAAATACAAAGAATTTAAAAAGAAATTGTAATGAGTAAAAAGATAGATAACCTTAAAGAGTTAGAGATATGGTCAGATTTAACTTTTTTAATTTCTATCGTTAAAAGACAATTAGATAAAAAGAAAACTAATAACCTTGAAAAGATGGCAGAGGCATTAATAAGCCTTGCAAACTATTTTCGAGAATATTCAAATAATATAAAACTGTATAAAGACGCCTTATCAGATTATAGGTTGCAAAGAAACAGAGCAATAGAAAGGGCAAGAAAAGCAGAACAAGAAAATGAAAAACTACGAAAACAAAATGAAGGCCTTAGCATTTAGTTACTTAGGTTTAGTGCTAATATTAATTTATATTATATTTAAATCCTAACATATATGATAGTATTATTTGATGCAGATAGTTTAATATTTGCTTGTTGTTACAGAAGTAAAAGCGACAACGAATCACACAAAGGCAAACATTACACAGACATCAAAGACGCTTCTATAAAGTTTGATGAGCAATTTATGAGGATAATAAATGACATTGAAGAAGTTTATGACGTTAATAGTGTAATTACATTTAACGGAAGTAAAGGTAACTTTAGAAAAAAGATTACACCTGTGTATAAAGCTAACAGAAAAAAACAAGATTTACCGCCCTTGTTAGATGAATTACATAATTACGTTAAACAAAACTACAATAGCATTTACGGTTACGGGGTGGAGACGGATGACTTAGTGGCTAAACAATGGCACGAAATACAAAAACAAATCGGCAGAGAGCATGTTCTGATTTGTTCTATAGACAAAGATTACAAGCAATTTAATTGTTTAATGTGGAATTATCACAAAAAAATAATTTTAGATATATCAGAACAAGAAGCTCTTTACAATTTTTATGAGCAAATGATAATGGGAGACACAGCGGATAATGTCAACTATTTTAAAGGCAAAGGTCAAAAGTTTGCAGAGAAATATTATAAAGATTGCACAACTAAATATCAATACACAAAAAAACTTTATAAATTATTTAAACAACAATACAAAAGCAAGGCTAGAGAAAAGTATATAGAATGTTACAATTTATTAAAATTAAGAATTAGATAAAATGAAAGAAGGAAATAAAATAGCAAATCACATTATAGACATATCAGGAATAGATGTGTTTAAAAATAGCAGAAAAAGAAAATATGTAGAGGTAAGGTCTTTATTGACGTTTATGTTGAGGCACCATTGCGATATGACCTTTTACGATATAAGAGACTTCTATAAGTCAAACGGAAAAAACTATGACCACGCAACCGCAATATACAGCTTAAAAGCATTTGAGATGCACAGAAGATACAATCCTAAAATAGATAAGTATTTTGACATTGCTCTACTTAGAATTAAAAACAAATCAAAATTAAGACGAGCATTAATAAATCACATAATAGACTACACTAAATCAAAGGACTTAAAGAAACTCCTTAGAATAGTAGATACATTACCCTTAAAAGATATAGATGGAAATAAAATGCAAAAATTGTAATAAAACATTTACAGAAGAAAGGTTTGTTATATTCAAATACGGAAAAAAAAAGATAGATGATAAATGCAGAAAGTGTAGAAATGATAGGAAAGTTATGATACAATTTCATATATATAATAAAAGAAACAAATTATGCTGAATGCAATATACAAGCCAAAAAGTAAAAATATAATAAAGCTCAAAAAATTTTTAAATGGAAACAAACAAACAAAAGAGAAAAGAGATACCCTTGTATAAAGGGCTTATAAAGTATTTCCCTGATGCACTATGCGAAGTAGCAAGAGTTAGTTACATAGGAAGCAAACAACACCACCCTGATGAAGAGATACATTGGGATAGAGAAAAGAGTAAAGACGATTTGGATGCACTTATGCGACACTTGATGGAAAACGGTATGCACGACATAGATGGGGTTAGACACTCAGCAAAGGTTGCTTGGAGAGCATTAGCACACCTACAAAAAGAAATAGAGGGAGACAGAGACGAACAATGGNANATAGACCAATACAANCGTAATAGATTACCTCACGACCAAATAATATCAGGAACAGAATGAAACAGTTAACAAGAGGAAATTACATAAAATATAAAGGAGGAAGTGTAAGTAAGTATTTGACAATTAATAAAAAATATAGATTAACTTGCAAACCGTTTAGGAATAGAGTTGCTATAATCAACGATAGCGGAAAGAGAATGAATATAAAAAACACTTATTTTGAAGTCTAAAAAATATACACAAATACAAAGAATAAAAAGATTAGAGAATATAGCAAGTCAAATGTATTATAGCTTAGAAGTAGTTAAGAAACAGGTAGATAAGCTATTAGAGAAAGAAAATAAAAATAAATAACGTTATATAGATATGAAACCTATTAAAATAAAAATAGAAAAAGTTAAAAACAACCCAAACAACCCTAGAATCATTAAGGATTATAAGTTTGATAAATTAGTTAAAAGTATATCTGAATTTCCTGAAATGCTGAAACTAAGGCCAATCGTTGTAGATGAAGACAATATTATACTTGGCGGTAATATGCGTTATAAAGCTGCGGTCAGAGCAGGCCTTAAAGAAATATACGCAATACAGGCAGATGACTTAACAGAAAAACAAAAGAAAGAGTTTATTATAAAAGATAATAGTAGCTTCGGTGAGTGGGATTGGGATTTGTTAGCAAACGAATGGCAAAACAAAGATTTAAAAGATTGGGGTTTAGATGTGTGGCAACCTGAGGAAGAAATAGATTACAGCGTATTAGATGAAATAGATGTAGAAGAACAAATCAACACAATGTATGAACAAACAAAGAAATCAATCATACTAGAATACCCAGCTAAAGACTTTGAGCCAATAAAAAAAATGTATGATGAGTTAAAAGCTAAAGAAGTTAATTTGTCTGATTTGTTTTATAAAGCTATGCGAAACTATGAAGCATAATGTTTATGTAATAAGTGCTAATAGATACAATGATTTACCTTTTAACGCTAAACAAAAAGAAGATTACATTTTCTGCGTAAAGAACGGACAAAGTAAATTGTATAAACAAAACGGGTGTAAGAATGTTTACGATACAGGCAATTTGATGGATAGCCGAAACTTTGCATTAGACCACGCTTTTAAACAAAATAGAATATGCGTTCAGCTGAGTGATGATATTAAAAAGGTTAAGTTAAACAAAAACTTTTATCAACCTAAAGAAATACAATTAGATGACGCAATCAAAGATATAGTAAACAAGTTTAACAAAATACAAGGGGTTTATTTAATGGGCGTGCCCCCTACAGATAATTATTTCTTTGCTAATAAACTTGTGGTAGAAAATAAATTCTGTATTGGAGATATGTTATTTGTGAAGCCTAATGAATTAAGGTTTGACAAACAACTTACATTGAAAGAAGATTATGACTACACATTACAGCATATACAAAAAGCTAAAGTGCTGAGGTATCAAAAATATTTGTTTACCTTTAAGCATTATTCAAATAAAGGCGGGGCAGTTGATATAAGAAACGACAAAGAAGAACAGAAAAACATTATGATATTGAAATCTAAATGGGCAGACAAAGTTAGATTAAACACAAAAAGAAAAAACGAGATATTGATATGAAAGTATTAGAACTAAAAAAAAGAGAGCACGATATAAAAATAGGAAAGCGTTGCGAGTTTATGCCACCAACAGTAACAGAAAGTTGCTTACTAAAACACGAGGGGAAAATAATAGGCTTTTACTTAACAGACTTGCCTGATAAATTGAAACAATACATAACCATAGCAAACAAAGAGTTCCTATCCCCTAACGTTCCTAAATCACTCCTAGAAAGAGCTGATGTGTATAAGATGCAACAGAAATACGGCATAAGCAGGGCAGAGGCTAAGGCAAGAAGCACAGTTCAGATGTCAACAATACTTGGGGGTGTGTTAGCTAAAGCACATTTAAGAAGACCCTACAATTCTGTATCAGCAGTTCACACAAACAAAAAAGCAAAGACATTCATCAAGGCTATGCTACTTGCTTGTTTAGAAAGTGAAAAACTCATTAAACAATATATGCCTGAACAATATGAATCACAAAAAAAACTAATAGAAGAAACAACCTTGCCAAAATACAGGTTCGGCAACTTATTTACAAGTAGTATATCTAACTTCAATATTGCAGCACCATTCCACCAAGATAGAGGCAACCTAAAAAACACAGTCAACGTAATCCTGACTAAAAGGAAAGATGCTGATGGCGGGGCGTTGAGTGTTCCAGACTTTGGCCACACATTTGAACAAAGCAATAACAGTATGTTAGTTTATCCCGCATGGTATAACATACACGGAGTTACTAAAATAATTAAACACAAAGAGGAGGGTTACCGCAATAGCTTAATCTTTTATCCTCTATCAGGATTTCACAAATAATATGAACAAAAGTAGACATATAAAAAAAGAATCAATGCTTAAAGCCCTTGAGCAGAGTTTAGGGGTGGTAACAGTAGCTTGTAGAAAGGCAAACATACCAAGAAGCACATTTTATAAATGGGTTAACGAAGATATTGAATTTGCTAAGCAAGTTAAAGATATAGAAAACATAGCATTAGATTTTGCAGAAAGCCAACTGCATAAACAAATCTCAGAGAACTCAACCTCAGCTACAATCTTTTATTTAAAAACAAAAGGAAAGAAAAGAGGATATATAGAAAGACAAGAGATAACAGGTGCAGATGGTGTGCCTACTAACTTCCAAGTAGAGATAATTGACAAAACAGAAGATACAAACTAACAAAGTATTTAAACACCTTACAAGAAGCGACAAGAAAATTATCGTTGAACAAGGTGGAACACGTTCAGGTAAAACATACAACATACTGCTTTGGATAATATTACACTACACCCCACGCAATAAAAACAAAACAATTACAATATGCCGTAAAGCATTTCCAAGTTTAAGGGCATCAGTAATGAGAGACTTCTTAGATATATTACGCAACCTTAATATATATCAAGAAGAAAACCATAACAAATCAAACAGCGAATACAAACTATATGGCAACTTAGTTGAGTTCATTAGTTTAGATATGCCACAAAAAGTAAGGGGGCGTAAAAGAAACCTTTTATTTATTAATGAAGCAAACGAATTAAATTGGGAAGATTGGCAACAGCTTATATTCAGAACAGATGAAAGAATCATAATAGATTACAACCCAAGTGATGAGTATCATTGGATATATGACAAAGTAATACCTAGAGAGGATTGTGATTTCTTTCGCACAACTTATTTAGACAACCCTTTCTTAGAAAGTAGCATCAAAAAAGAAATAGAACGCCTTAAAGAAACAGACGAGCAGTATTGGCAAATATACGGGCTAGGATTAAAAGGTGTAAGTAGGGCAACTATCTTTAATTATATAGAATGCAACCAAATACCTGAAGACGCTAAGTTTATAGCGTATGGTGCAGACGCAGGTTATTCTAACGACCCCTCAACTTTAGTTAGTGTATATACAAAAGATTACAACTTATATATAAAAGAACATTTATACAGAACACAAATGACCACTAAAGATTTACATAATACTTTTAAGGAAGTAGGTGTAAACAGAAACCAAATGTATATGGATAGTAGTGAGCCAAGATTAATAGAAGAACTACGCAGAATGGGTTGGAACATAAGGCCAAGTTTAAAAGGAAGAGATTCTATTAACGCAGGTATTGATTTATTAAAAAGATATAAAATAAACATAACAACATCAAGCGATAACGCAATACAAGAATTTAGAAACTACAAATGGAAAGAAGACAAGACAGGCAAGTTAACAAACACACCTGAAGATAAGAACAACCATATTATAGATGCTGTTAGGTATGCAACTTATAGTGTATTAAGCAACCCTAACTTTGGAAAATATGCAATACAATAGTTTTACGAAAACATTTAATTTTTACGTTATATATATATGAAAGTAGAGGTTTACATTCCAGATACTCTTAGTGAGATAACATTAGGTCAATATCAAAAGTATTTAAAAATACAAGATGACAACGAAGATGAGAACTTTTTAGCTATGAAGATGATAGAGATATTTTGTGGTATAAGGGGTGATGCAGTTTTAGCAATGAAAGCAAACAGCATTAAAGAAATAACACTTATACTTACAGATATGTTTAATGAAAAGCCTCAGCTCGTTAAGGAGTTTAAAATGAATGGTCAAACTTATGGATTCATACCAAAATTAGATGATATGACCTTTGGAGAGTATATAGACTTAGATACATACATAGGGGATATGCCTAATTTACATAGGGCTATGGGTGTATTATACAGGCCTATCAAACAAAAGCATAAAGATAAATACCTTATACAAGATTACAAAGGCGAAGAAACCGATATTATGAAAGATATGCCGATGGATGCTGTATTAAGTTCTATACTTTTTTTTTATCATTTAGGGATGGACTTGTCTCAAGCTATGATGAGCTCTTTGGGGGAGGAGGAGAAAGCCTTAGCGCAGCAGCAAATTTTGGCAGAAAATGGGGGTGGTATCAATCAATTTTCAGCCTCGCTAAAGGAGATATTAGGAGATTTAAAGATATCACTAAACTAAACATACACACTTGTTTATACGCATTAAGCTACATAAAAGATAAGGCTGATGTAGAAGCAAGGCAAATAAAAAATAAATTTAAACAATGAATCAAGGAGTAAGAGGATATTATCAAATAACAGATACAATTAAAACAAATCTCTTAGCAGATGAAAATGTTAACACAGTAACGACAGGAGATATATTTGATGTTGACTTATCTAAACAAACAATCTTTCCTTTAGCACATATTATTATAAACTCAGTAGATATACAAGAACAAGTCCTCAACTTCAACATAACAGTAATGTCAATGGATATAGTTGACCAATCTAAAGATGAAACAACAGATATATTTGTGGGCAACAACAATGAGCAAGATATACTAAACACACAATTAGCAGTAGCTAACAAATTAGTAGGGCTGTTAGGTAAAGGAACATTATACCAAAACAAATATCAATTAGAAGGAAGTGCGTCGTGTGAGTTTTTTTACGAAAGGTTTGAAAACCAATTAGCAGGTGTAGCTTGTACGTTTAATGTATTAATAGCAAATGATATAAACGTATGCAGTTAAAAGAAGTAGAAAAAATATTAGACAAGTTCGGCTCTTATGTTATACAACAGGCAAGGCAAGAGTTAGCAAAACAAGGTAAAACAAAAAAATCTAAAAGGCTTTCTAATAGTTTATACAAAGATATTAAAATATACAGAGATAGTATTGATTTGCTTTTAGGCGGGGAAGATTACTTGCCTTTTGTAGATTTAGGTGTAAAGGGTAAAGACCCTAGTAAAGTATCGCCTAACGCTAAGAAAACAGGGCAACAAGCACCTAATTCTCCATATAGTTTTGGTAGTGGCTCTAAGGCAGGCACATTTAAACAATTTGCACAAAGAATGTCTTTATTTGCTAAACAAAGAAACATAAGGTTTAGAGAACATAAAATAGTAAATGGAAAAAAAGTATCAACAGGTAGATTTGCTAAAGGCGGTTATGATAGTATGGGGTATGTGATTGCAAGAAACATATATAACAGGGGTCTTAAACCGAGTTTCTTTTTTACTATGGCATTTCAAAGAGCATTTAAATTTATACCTCAACAATTAAGAGATGCNTTTGTTATAGATATAGAACAAGATGAAAAGTTTTTTCCTGAAAATATGAATAAGAATTAATTATGGCTAATATATTATTAAAAAGTCCTTACTTTGTAACAATCACAACAGCATCACATCTTTCTGCTAAGTTAGAGTTAACTATTGATGGCACGTTAAGATACACAATACTAAAGAACGCAACAAGCAATAGAACACTATTTGAAATAGCAACACTTGCTAAAGATTATTATACCGAAAGTTATGGCGGTAGCACAGGCTCAACGTTTGATACAGTAGCTATCTCAGGAAGCATTACAAAATACACAGGATTAAACGGAACAGGAAGCACCATAGGTAGCGCAACAACATTTTCTCATACAGGTTTTTATGGATATTCTTTTTTTGCTAATGGTAAATCAGCTAATGAAATAGACCCTGATGATTACGAACTAACAAACACAGGCGATTCAAGAATTATCTATCTACCTGAAAATACAGCTTCTTTTGCTTGGGATATGAACTCAGGAACAAAAGATAAAACAACAATAAGCACCTCAGCAACAAGCGTTACCTCAGCATCAGGTCAATACACTTGGACAATACAAAGGATATGTAATCCTAAATATGGTTTTGTACAAATGAGGTTTATAAACAGGAATGGTGCACCTCAAGACTTTCATTTCTTTTTAAAGTCAGTAGAAAGTGTTAACACGAAAAACGAAACATTTAAACGTAATATATTTGATTATGCTACATCTGAATATGACCCTAAACAACATCAGCAAACAGTATTTAATAAATCAGGTAGAAGAAGATATACATTAAACACAGAATATTTAGTTGAGGATTATAACGCTGTTATTGAAGATATTATGTTAAGCGAATATGTATGGATAAAATACACATCAACAGAGGGTAGCAGAATAAGACCTGTTATTGTTAACACAAGTTCGCTTACAAAGAAGACATCTGTAAATGATAAGTTAGTTCAATATACATTAGAGGTTGAGGAAGCAAATAATATTATTGATAATGTAGTATGAAGCGTGAGTTACAATTATATATACAAGATACTAAAGTTGATTTATTTAAAGACGAAACAGTTAGTCTTACAGATACAATTCAAAATGTCCGTGATATTGCAAAAATCTTTACAACTTTTACAAAAACTTTTACGTTACCCGCATCGCAAGTAAACAACAAACTATTCAAGCACTATTACAATTTTGATATACTAAAC